CAGTAGCTTTACTATCTGAGTTCTCATTAAATGCTACAATAACCTTTTGACCTCTTGAGCCTGTTAGCTTTTGTTTAACGTCATTAGATATCGCCTGTCTCTCTTTCGCTGAAGGCACTCCGTTGTTGAAGTTTATGACCTTAGTACCTGAAAATGAGTTCTTTGCCTCGTTTAGTAAGTAGTCTGAGATTTCGTTCTCTAGCTCACAGTATGGTAAAGCTCCACTATATCCCACAGGACTGAAATATGAGTATCCTGAAATATAAGGCTTCAAAATGAATAGTTCTATAGCTTCTTTTGAGTTACCAAACGTAGGAATCTTTTTTAAGACGTCTGCGGGGCTTTTATCTTTCCACGAAGGGTGGTAGTAATAATTCTCTATAACCCCGTCAGCGTTCATCTTTTCAGGTCTTAGAGTGTGTATAGGAAAATGTTTTATACCTACTACTTTTCTTTGGTTACCTGCCTTATTATAAATTACCTGCATAGCAGCCATTCCAAGCATCTTACGCTCTAGTATAATCTTTTTAAGGTCTCTGTGATTGATTAGTTTCTTAAGTTCCTTAACCTCTTTAGAATCCTTATCTAGACCATCTATACAAATACCTTGCCCATAGATTAAATCTGAGATACTTTTGATAGCTGCGTTATTAGTTGCACTCTGTAGGTATTGCTGTATTAAAAAGCTAAAGTAGTCGTTATCTTCTCCGTAGGCTACATACTCTTTAAATTTATCTTCTACAGCTTGAGGCATCTCATAGGCCGCTAGGTTTGTTATAGTATAGTTCATTAGTCTAGTATTGTATAGTTATTTTCGTTACTTTGGTGCTTGTATTTTGCATTGTTAATAGAGTATTCAGAAAGCGTTTGCCTAGTGACTTGTACTTTACCTCTGTAAACTATTTTGTCATTTTCGTCTATAGCTATTAAAGAGTACATTTTTTCATCTTCTAAAAATTGAACAATATCCTCAGTTATTTCAACTGTTTGATAGTAAGCATAGGCATATATATTACCTGACCACTCTAAGGATTCCCCCTGTAAGACATCTTCAAGGTTAACACTTGAGCCGTCCTTATACATAAAGAAATCTATATCGTCTCCATTCCTACCCTCTTCTAGATTAAATTCATAGTTTGTAACTATATTGATGGTCGGCTTTTCATTTGAGATGTTAATATAATTCATTGTTACTCTTTATTTAAAAACAATATATTTAGCTTAATGATACAAAAAAAAGAGCCACCCTAAGGTAGCTCCGTTTTCAGTATTCGGTTTGTTAGACTTATGAGCCTAAAGTGATGTTAAAAGTAGTTGCTAGGTCAGCTGTGAATTCTTTAGCTAAGCCCTTCTCCATTGCTGCGAAGGTAAGCTCATATCCTGATTTGTCACCAAGAGATGCCCCTGTGCTAGTTGTAGCGTTCATTTCAGCTCCGAACTCTTCGCCCATTAGCCATACAGTCCCGTTGTTGTCCTCGATAAGTATTTGAGGGCGTCCGTAAGCTAATAGCTTTACTTCTTTGTGAGTAGTTGCGTCTTGCTTCTTTAAAGAAACCGTTAGCGTTTGCTCAGAGAAAGTAGTTCCGTTGTCTCTACTAGATGTTAATGATTGGTCAAAGGTAGATGTACCTCTTAGGTCGTATTTGAAGGCGTCAGGTGTTGTAGAAGCGATTCCTGTAACAGTCTCGTCAGATACAGTTAAATCTCCCATAGCACCGAAGTTCACGAAATAGATAGCGTTTAAACCACCTACTGCGTCTTTACATCCTTCTAAACGTCCTGCTGTTATATTACAAGCCATTGTGTATATGTGTTAAATTATTGATATTGAGTTAATTAAGACCCCCTAATTAAAGGAGGCCTTTAGATAATTGATAAGCTAATTATGATACTTGAGCTAAAACGATTTCAGAACCGATAGCGTATTGTACCGCTGCACTATAACGCATTACAACTCTCACATTTTGAGAACCGTCGATATCTGCTAAGTCAATCAATTTAACTAGGTTTTGGTCATTTTGAAGTCCGCAACCAAAGAAAAGATTGTCCTTCATTCCTGCTACCATTTGTCCTCCTGTAAGTCCGTTAGCTACGAATAACTTAACTCCTTCGAAGTCCATTGCAGTCTGTCCTACGTGGTAAAGGTCTTTGTAACCTAAAGCAGCCTGAGCTCTTACGTAAGAACGTGCGTCAGCTTGTGAGATGTAAATAGAAAGTCCTTCGTTTCCGTAGATAGTCTCAGGAATTGCGTCTACTACGTCTCCTAATCTAGAGATGATGTTAGAAGCGTCAGTTGCACCTGTAAAGGCTACGTCTACTACGTCTGCGTCAGCATCCATTAAGTTAACAAGACCGTCGAATTTTCCTGCGCCTGTCCCGTTCCAAATGTTGTTCTCTACGTTAGCTGCTACTTTACCTGCTACGTGTCCGATTAAGTAAGCTGCGAAGCTCTTAGGTAGTTCGTCAAAGCTAGAGAATCCTTGCTCAATTGAAAGCCAATCAGATTCAAAATCTTTTTTACAAAGTTCAAGGTTTACTTGAAAATCTTTTACTTCTAAGTAACGCTCTGTAAGAGTTACAGAAGATGTTGCTGTGAAGTCACAAGAAGCGTCTGCTACGATGTCTCCTACAGCTAGTTTCTGCATTACTTGCTTGAATTTGATGTTTGGTTTTACAGTGATACCACCTTTGTCTAAAGTTGGTGCTGAAAGCAAAGCAGCTGCGATAAACCCTTGAGCCTTTTCTCCTGCGTAGCTAGTTGTGATTGATGTTGTTGTTGCCATTTTTTAAATGAAATTAAAATTAATTATTATTGATATATTTGAATACTCGTTCTTGGATTGAAGCTCCTTTTTTACCTACTCCGTTAGCCGTCTTTTTAACTTGTTTCTCAGGGCTGTGAGTTAGGCCTTTTGGCTCTTCTTTTGGTACTTCTACTTCTGTAGGCTCAGGTTGCTTCATAGCGTCTGCTAAAATACTTTTTAGGTCTGCTAGTTGCTTCTCTAAAGCTTCTACTCTTTCGTCTTTCGGCTCTTCTTTTTGTACCTCTTCTTTAGGTTCTGCCTCGGTCTCTTCTTGTGGCTCTACCTCGGTCTCTTCTTTGACCTCTTCTGTGACTTCACTAACCTCCTCGACTACCTCAGCTGTTGGCTCTTCTATTAGTTCTTTTGTTGGCTCTACAGGCTCAGGTTGTGGAGTCGGTTGTTCTGTCGGCTCAGCTGCGATATTTAAAGCGTCAGCTATTTTTTTCAATGTGTCTTTTGGACTTAACATAAGGTTTTGATTTTAAGGTTTATACTTTATTTAAAAACACCTAAACAATAGTTTTGTTTTGCCGTGACACTATTCACTATAATAACTTATGCTTAGGATTGCTCGGCTCTACCTCGTAAGTTTTCCACCCATAAGGAGAAGCGTCTAAGTCTCGCCAAAGTACATCTACTGCGTAGCCCTCAGACATCACGGGAGCTGTTATTTCAACCCCTTCGCTATCGTAAGTACCTTCTGTCATTACAAACTTATTAAGCCTTATAAAGGCTGCGTCTATTGTTAGTTGCCCATCTTCGTTATAGAAAGCCTCTATTTTACTATCGGCTTGTTCTTTGTCGTTAAATTCGTATCTTATGTATTTCATTATATTGTTGTTAAGCATTCAAGTTCTGCGTCCGTGAGAGCTGTATTGAATGTGATTAAGGATTTTACTTTGCCTGTGAATTCATCTGCTCCATTCGAAAGCGAAAAGTCAGCCTGATTAAACACATTAGAGGAGGTTGTGCCTCCTGAAAGTTGCTCTATCTCTTTTACTCCATTTATCCATAAAGAAAAATTAGCATCACTCCATTTAAACGCATATTTATTAAATTGAATAGGGTTTGTTAAAGCGTGACTTGCATTAAATACTAGACCATTTTCTACTGTTTTGTGGAATATTTTTACTGTGTTACTTACTCCTTGAAATTGTATCTGTAAGTAATTATTTAAAGTGCCATCGCTTATAGATATTGTTCTTTTACTTCCAAGTAATGATAATCTTTCACCCTCAAAATACAACACCCCCTCAGTTGAATTGAAAGTAGTTGCATCTCCCGCTCCTGTTACTACATCGGCTAACCTTGTGGCAATAGCTCCTGAGGTTGGGATATAGCTAGTGGCGTATGGTAGGGCTTCAACTTGAGCTCCCCACACAAACACTGA